CGCTGGCACCTGACAAGGCCAGAAATGGGTCATCCTTGACCTGCTGCTTGCTAAGCTTCTTGGTGTGGTGGGCGAGAATGACACCGCAGTCGGGGTTGATGTGGTCACGCAGAACCTCGACCCGCTCCTTCAGGAAGAACATCATCGCGCTGTTGTCGTTTTCACCACCGCCCTCAGGACCGCCGTCGAAAAGGTTCCGGATCGGATCAATGCAGATGATGTCCACCGGCTCGGTCGGGAACGCCCGCCGGATAGTCTCAGCGACGCGGACACTGCCCTCGGTATCGAGCAGAAGGTTCAGCTTGGGCGTGGCAACCAGATTGTCGCGCGCGCCAGCCAATATCGCTGGCGGCAGCGTGATCTGCTTCATCCGCTCGCGCAGGTAGTGATACTGGATTTCGGCCTGCAGATAGAACACGCGCAAGGGCCGCGGGGGCGTGAAGTCGAGGAACGACTGGCCGGCTGCCATGTGCACGAGCCATGAGATCAGCAGGTCACTCTTGCCCACCTTGGGCGCACCGCCCAGCACAAGCAGCCCACCGGGCGTCAGCACACGCGGCGCAATGATGTCGGCGGGCATCGGGCTGTCATCGTCCAGCAGCGCGCCCAGCGTGAACGCGGGCATCTCGTTTGGCGCCGGCGCCGCACTGTCGAGCCGGATGAGCGGCGGACCGTATTTTTCGACATGTCGGGCCCAAAGGCGCTCAGACTCGCGCTTGAGTCGTTCGACTGGCCATTGGGGCCGTAGCATGGCAGCGTTGTAGCCACAGATGCCTTCCCAACCCCCGTCTTTTGACATCCGGCCCTCATGCACCATGCGGATGAAGTATCCGATGGCGGCAGACGCCCCCTCAAAGCGCGACCAGTCGTCCTGCGCGCTCTCCCGCACCGGGGTGACCAATACATCATCGACAGCAGGCTTGTCAGACGTGGTGAAGTCCGGCTGCAGCGACACACCCGGTGCAGGTGGCATATCGGTGACGGCTTCCGTGAACTCGCCCAGATCGCGTTCAAGACCCGCGTTCAGCGTGACGATGCGCACCTGGGTCTTGAGGTTGTTCTTGTAATAGACCGAGCCTGCCACCCGGATCGGCTGATGCGCCGAGCGGAAATGCATATCACCACCAACCTTGGCGGCGATGTCCCCGCGGATACGGGTCACCCGCGCAATGTCGCTGCCCTCGGCGGGCTCGGTGAGTTTCCACCAGACATGGGCCTTGCGCTGACCCTCAGGCGTCACGCCGCCGCTTTCCACCACCATGGTGGGTGGGCCAAGATGGCGCTCGAGATGCGCCCGCTTGGCGGCGATGTCGCCCGTGTCAATATCAACAACCACAGCCTGAATCTGCAGAATATCGCCGGCCTTGGCTTGCCCAGGCCCACCAACAGTGCCGGGGATCACATAGACCGCCGCACCTTCGCGCGCCGCCCAGTTGGCAAAGGTCGTCATCTTGTCGGTGACGCTGTCGCCGGCATTGATCCAGATATTGTGCGGGCGGCCATCAAAGCCCTGCCCCTTGTCGATAAAACTGCGGACCGGGATCAGGCCATCACAATAGCCAAACACCACCTCCATGAATTGGGCGATCTGCTCTGGGTCAGGCTCATCGCCAAACACATCGATCTGCGGCGCTGCATCGTTGAAGTCGCGCCAGGGATTGAAATGGACAAGGTTTTCCTTGGGCGTGTCCGGCGCCTTATCGTTTCCTTCTGTACGATCATCATGGGCCATGTCGGCATCCTCTTTCTTGTGGTCTCTGTCAGGCGGGTCCTTTGGGGCATCCGTCATGCCGGCAGCTTCCAACAGCGCTCTGCCCAGGCGCAGAACCGGCATTCGAAAAAGTCACGATTGGCCGCGACGCGGGGCAGCAATTCACCCGCATCCGTGGCGCGCAGGATGCGCACGCCGCGATCCGACATGCGCTGCGCCAACTCGGCGTCGAACAGAACCAGCTCATGGTATAGTTCGGCCGTGTCCTTGTTGATCGCGGTGAACATGGCCGGGTTCGCGGAAATCCCTGACACCTGCGCTTCCATGTAGGCCTGATAGACAGCGATCTGCGCGGCGTAGACCGGCTTTGACTTTGCCACGCCATCCTTGACGCAGGCGCGCCAGTTCTTCGCGTTCATGGTCTTGCATTCCCAGAGCGCGGGAACGGCGAGACCAAAGCCCTCGGGCCCCGCTGCAATGATGCCATCGACATGACCGCGGATGCGCCCGCCCGCGACAGAGAACCCGAACTGGCCCCCATCAGGGCGGTTGCCTTTCTGCGTGTAGAGATCGAACCCCGCGCCGCGCAGCCAGCGGATCGCAAGCTCTTCCAGCTCGTGACCAATGGCGAAGATGCGCAGAACCTGACCTGAGAAGTCCTGGCCCTCATCTTTCGGCGTGGCCGTGAACTCGAACTGGAGTGCGCGCTCACAGGCATGGCCAAGCCGCGAGCCACCGAGATAGTCACGGGTTGTCCGGGCGACGTTTTCGGCGGTGATAGCCGCGTCGACAGCTTCATTGACGCGGTCGGCAAAGCTTGGCGTATGGTTGAAATCGAGGGTCAAAACGGCACTCCCCCACCAAATTCGGCGTTGATTTCGAACATCTCGTTGCGGAAGGTGTCGATTGCGACCACCAGCAGAGCGTGCATCTGATACTCGGTCAGATCCGCAAAGGTCCGGTCCCAACCGATATCGTCCAGTTTACGGCCAACTGCGCGCATGACGGCAGGCATCGCCATTGCTTCTTCTTCGGTAATCTCTGCCATTTTCAGTCCTTTCTTTGCTTTTCGGGTGAAGGCCGACTGGCATTGCAAAGAGCAAAACCAGCGGTATGTGCGTTTGCTGCGGGGCTTTTTCGGATCGAACCAGCCGAAGCCACGGGTGCGAGATGTGCAGACGGCGCAGAGCGTGCCGCGCGGATGCCAGAGGCGATCAAAGCCTGGGCGATTCGCAGCCACTGTGGGCGGGGATACGATTTGCGCGACATGGCTCACGCGGCCTCCCGGGCAGCCGGTGCTGCACTCAGGATCAGCTTTCGGATCACCCGCTTGTTGAACCCGAACGTCATCAACGCCGAGGCCTTGTAGCGGGTCAGGCCAAAGTCGCCGCGCGCCGCGGGCGTGAGGTACTGCAGCTGTTTTTCGGTGGCCGGTTGCTTCAGCCAGCCGCGGGTCTTGAAGGCGCTTTCATCAGTTTCATGAGCGTTCAGCCAATCGTCGGCCTGCGCCAGGCAGATGGCACGCTCACCAACTCCCAGAAGTTGGGTCACCTCACCCTTGGCGCCCCCAACGGCGTACCAGACCCCCTCCAACCAGAAGACCCCACCCCAGGCTGTGAAGCCCGTGGCCATCAACGCGTCTTCGCTTCCGAAGAGATCGACCCATTCAAAGCTCGAACGTTTCAGCAGGTCAATTTCCGTCATCAGGAAGCCGGACAGATCACCGTCAGGTCCCTCCCGGCTTTTGAGATCCTCCTCTGTATCGATCACCGCCTCGCCGCAAATCGGACATTCACGACAGGCCAGGGGGATTTCGGCTTCGCATTCAGGACATGTCTTGGTCGGGGCTTCCCCAGTTCCGGAGGTGCCGTCGAGATCGACATCCTGCTCAAGTGTGCCATGCGTGAGGCTGGATGTGCCAAAGTCCAGAACAATGCAGTCGGTTTTCACAACGCCGGGGAACTCGGCGGGATCCACGATACGCAGCCCGCGGCCAACCATCTGGATCATGGTCGATTTGTAAGAGCTGGGGCGCAGGAGAACCACGCAGGAGGTGGGCGGATGATCCCAGCCCTCTGTGAGTACCGCCACATTGGTAATGACGCGGATTTCGCCGCGGGCGAAGACCGCCAGAATGGCACGCCGTTCCTCGCCGGGCAGATCACCGTGGATCAGGCCAGCCGGAATTCCCGCGGCGTTGAAGGCCTCGGCGACATGTGCCGCATGCGCCACGGTGGAGCAGAAGACGACCGTGGGGCGGCCCGTGGCCTTTTCCTGCCAATGCCGGATCACCTCCTCGGTGATCGGAGCACGGTCCATGATCTCAGCCACCTCTGCCATGTCAAAATCTGACATGGTTTTGCGTACGTCCTTGAGCTTGTCCTGCACACCCACGTCGATGACAAAGGTGCGAGGAGGCACAAGGTGCCCAGAGGCGATCAGCTCTCCCAAGCGAACCTGGTCGGCGACGTTATCGAAGACCGCGCGCAGGCCCTTTTTGTCGCCGCGATTCGGCGTGGCCGTCACGCCGAAGATGCGGGCATCGGGGTTGGCATCACGCACATGGTCGATGATCCGGCGGTAGCTGTCAGCCACGGCATGATGCGCCTCATCGATCACCAAGAGGTCGAGCTTCGGCATGGACGCCAGATTGCGCTCCCGTGTCAGCGTCGGGACCATGGCGAAGGTCACCTGCCCGCCCCAGGACTTGGTCGTGGCATCCACGACGGAGGTGGTGATCGCCGGATTGACCCGCCCAAACTTCGCGCGGTTCTGCTCGGTCAACTCGTCGCGGTGGGCGAGCACGCAGGCCTTGGCGTCGGTCTCGCCAATACTGTCGCCGGTGACCGCCGACAGCATAATCGATTTACCTGCCCCGGTCGGCGCGATGCCGAGCGTGTTCGTGCGGGTGCCAAGCGCAGCAAGGCTGCGCTCGACGAAGGTTTTCTGGCGGGGACGCAAACGCATGGCTGTACCCT